ACCATTTTCACCAACAATAAGTGTTGTAGGATTTCTATCTAGTTGAATCTCTGTGGGTTGATTTCCAGTTGACAGAAAGTTTTTCCATCTCACATACTTAAATTTAATCATATTTCTAAATCTTGGGCCTCTTTGTAAAGTTGTCTCTGTATATTAATCAATCTAGGTTTATCTAGTGTTGTATCTAGTTCCTTTACATACTTACTTAATATTGTCATTGTGTCTTGTGTATTCTCTACAATATCATCTGAAACGGAGTTAGCATCCATGTCAGAGAAGTCCTCTATAATTTTTACTTCGTGACAGTCTGCCTTTAACAATCTTTCAGTGAACTTATCAAATTGATACAAATCTTTCTTATTTACAACAATAAGTTTAACATAATTATCTTTGTACTCTGTGATGTCGTGTTCATCATAGTTCTTGTCGGTGTCATCATAGTATATTTTCTTGTGAATAGTTCTAGGATTTACAATTCTATCCAACTTCCGATTCTCTGTGTTGAGGACATGAAATCCTTTTCTATCTCCACAATCATTCCAATAAAACTCATATGGACTGCCCAAGTAATATATCTGACCATCATCAGATTTGTGATGGAAATGCCCACTAAAAACACTATCAAATTTTGAAAAAATAGATTTACTATATCCATGCTCATTCTTCATACCCTTCATCATTTCAAAACCAGCAATCTCTAAATGACCCATACACATATCAGCCCTTGACTGATCTATGATCTTCATTGTCGAAGCATGATTAGATGAGTTTATCCAAGGCACAAATAAAACAGATAACTCATCAAATGTTACCTCTTGTGCTTCTGGATAAATCTTAATATTTTCATATCTGTCACCAATTAATTCTACAACAGAGTTTACATCGTTGGTGTTCTTAAAATAAGTATCATGGTTTCCAACCAGAACATGAAGTTCTATTCCAAGGTCTATGAAAGGCTGTATGAACTTCTCACGAAATTCTTTTGCCGTCCTATATGAAACATACTTGCGTCTATCCATTATATCACCTAAGTGAATACAATGTTTGATATTATGTTCTTTTAGATATGGGAAAAATTGTTCATCATAAAACTTGTAAAAATACTCACTAAAGTTTATGTTATCATTCCTTGCACCAAAATGAGTATCACCTATTATCGCTACATTCATCTAATATTTCCTACCACTACAATCCTTTCATCATCTGTTTGTGAAATTGGAACTCTATGGTTCATCACAGATGGAAAAATAATTAAATCACCCACATTAGGATAAATTTCTCTTTCTACTCCATTACCAACAAAAATAAATGGTTCTGTATTTCCAGAAGTCTTTACATAATATGTCCAACTCAATGCAGATGGCCAATGATGATGTGTTTTTATATAGTGTCCTTTTCTATATAAAGCACCCCAACAATCCTCTGTTTTAAAGTTATGTTCTTTTGGACAAAAATTATCTAATACCAATCTTGATATTGTCTCAAACTCCTTTATGAAAAGGTGCGATTTGTAATTAGTCATATGATAATTATCAAGATTCTGGTCTTTTTGTTTTTGTTCTACATTTTCATCTCTAAACTCTTTTATTCTAGTTTCTATTAACCAGTTTAAATCCTCAATGTATTGGTGATATTCACAATCATCAGGCCATACAAGTTCTTTTTCTAGTTCAAAAAGATTATACTGTCGTGCCATAAATGAATATTGCAACTCTTGTATAACCATGCTGTTAAGATCTGGTATCTTACCTTCTTCAAGTTTAGGAGTCAAACCAATAGGAACTGTTAGACTCTCCATATCAATCTCCCATAAAATTCTCTAAACCTTTTGGTTCATCTTTACTTTCTTTCTTTTTTGGTTTGTAAACAGCTTCATCTGGTAACATCACATTTGGATCAAATCCACCAATATTATAATTTGTAAAGTCTCCAGGCATTGTTGTGTATTGTGAAAAATCTTGTTTCTCAATCATCATATGTTTGACATGAGATTGTTTCTTTTCTTTTTGTATCCTACGAATAAAAGCATAGTAAATAATCTGTGTAAAATATGCAAAAGGATTTTTAGACTTCTCTGGGTTGAAGTTATGTATATATTGTAAACAGTTTTCTATTCCATCACTAATCATTTCTTGTCTGTATGTATAGTTAATAAAATTAGGTCTATATGATAATCCGTTTGCTATCTTTAAAAAACACTCACCAATATAATTAGATATCCTTGGAGTATCATCTCCAGCTTCTTCTGCATCTTTACATTTTTCTTTCCACTCAACCATTGCTTGATGGAACTTTTTATTATCTACATAGTGGATTGTTTTTTTCTTTGCCATTAAAATTTCCTTACGAATAATTAAATACATCTTACCAGAAATACTTGGTGATGTCAAGATAAAGTAATATTTTTTTTAGGTATTGACAAGATAGGAAAATGTGTGTATAATCACTATTGTGCCTTATCAGATATAGCTAGTGTATTGTACTATTTTGTTTATCTAATATAGCTTCCATTTCATCTAATTCTTCTTCTAAATCTTCTATTCTTTCTTCTTTTTCTATAACTCTAATTTCTTTTTCTGTAGGCCCATAATCATCATCTCTTATTTCTTCCATATTTTTTAATACATACTCATAATATCTTTGCAGTCCAGCACTAACTGGTGTCATCACTACCACTGTATTTTTTTGAATAGTAAACATATCTTCATCAGAATAAGGTTGAATCCATCGTGAAAGGCCTAGTGATTCCACTACTCCTTTTTCAGTAGTTCTACTGAAAGTCTCCATTTTTAGTGGTGATGATATTCGTAAAGTTCCATCAATACGAGCATCTTCTTCGACATTACATATTATATCTTCACCATTCGATAATTTTACTACTTGATAATTCATAGTTTTACCTTATTAATTTTGTAATTAAAATTCTCTTCTTTATAGATATTTAGTCTTTCTGTAAAGTGTCTGTATGTAAAGTTTGGTCTAGATTTGTATGTGAGGTTATCGGCAACGTCAAACAGACGGACACTTGATTTAGTTTCCGACTGTCTAAGTCCTCTACCAATTGATTGCAATACCCTAATTCTACTTTTGGATGGTGAGGCGAACACGATGTTATGAATATTGCGAATGTTAACACCAGTAGAAAAAGTGCCATAGGATGCAATAATAATGGCGTTTGTTTCTTTTTCTGCGATTGCTCTGATTTCTTCTCTTGTACTTGTTGTTGTTCCACCATGTACAAAAAACACCTTTCTGTCTAACTTTTTAATTTCGTTGTGTAGTACAACCCCATGTTTTTCTACCAACTGAAAAAGTAAAAGTGTATTTCCTTTTACAGATTTACAGAGGTTTTCTAAAAATTTATTGCGTTTGGGGTGTGATACAATGTAGTTTATTTCCTCTGCATATGTGTAGTATCGTACTCTTTTGGCTTCTTCCTCTGTATGTTTTAGTACAACACAATTGATATCAAGTTGTGCAACAGTTTTGTTATCCATCAGTTCTTTAGTGGTAGTAACTTTTTTTACCTGTCCAAACAAACCTTCTAATACTAGTCTGTGTGTTTGTGTTCCATCAAGTGTCCCTGTCAAACCAAATCTGTATTTACAGTCAGCACTTCTGGTCATTATATCTGTAAGTGACTTAGCTTTAAAAAGATGAGCTTCATCACCTATGATACAACCATATTGTGCAAAGTAAGGTCTGTGAAGTTTGTACAAACTTTGCCAAGTAGAAATTACCACAGGTTTTTTAGAACCTTTATCGTGTCCAGCATACACTCTATGTATGTACTCATCTTTCCAACCATAGTCAATAAAATCAGAATACATCTGTTCAACCAAAGATGTTGTTGGAACAAGTATTAGTGTTTTTAGATTCATCAAATGATAATAACGAACAAGTGTATAGATTATTAGTGACTTACCCGAAGCAGTAGGAGATAATAAAAGACAACGATTTGTGCGTATAGCATGGAAGATTGCGTCAATTTGATAGTCACGAAATTGTATATTTTTTCCCCTGCTCTTGGGTCGTAATGATACGGCAAATTCTCTGACATTCTCACGAACAACATTCCGCTCATTTTCTACTCCTTCTTCTAGTGTATATTCAACAGAGTTTCTTGAACAAAACTCTTTTATGTAAGGTAAAAGACCAACGTATATTCTACCATTGTGTGGGGAAAATAATCGTATCTTACCATCCCAAAGTTTTTTACGATAGTGAGGCATATACTTAGCCCCAGGCACTTCAAACGTGAAGTAGTCTGTAAGTTCTCTTTCTAAATCATCATCTACTTTGAGTTGTAGATACACCTCATTTATTTTAGATATTAACATCTTGCAAACTATTCGGTTCTCCGTACATACCTCTGATAATAAAGTTCCAAGATATACTCACTCTTTCAGAACCAGTTGGAGGCACCCAATGTGTTAACCAAGATGGAAAGATAATACCAACTCCAGTTGTGCAAGGTATCGCAATGATATCAGAGTTCAGTGTATTATCTTTATTTTTGTTTGGCCTCATAACGTGTGCGTGTGGCCGTGGGTCAAAAAATTGTATGGGTGATGATAGGTCATCAGACTGCACATAATACACTCCAGAAAAAAGATGATTAGAATGTGAGTGTGGTGCGTGTGCATTTCCCTTTGGTAATGCATTACCCCACATTCCTGTCATCTCTAGTGAGTCATATTTGTATTCCATCTTCTTCACAACCTCGTGTGTTGCATCATTGATAGTATTTCTCAGTCTTGCAAACTCTGGTATTTTGTGAAGATTATTTTTTGTATGTTTTGACAAACCACTTACAGAAAGGGTTTCTTTATTTTTTGTTCCCTTTATATATTTAATCATAATCTGTTGTTCTTCTTGTTCCATCTTATGATTGAATATATGTAATGCTGTGGGAAAAACTAAATGTGTCTTA